GCTTCACGCCGTCCAGGCGGTCCTTCACGGCGTTAGTGGTCCGGAGCCGATGCCAGTTCGGCCGCTCGTCCACCTCGTACCCGTCGTTTAGCGCCCGCTGCACGCCCTCCACCCAGGCGTTTCGGTCCCCGCTATCGTGGTCGGCGTACACCGCCTGCACGCCCGCCAGTTCGTGCCTGGCGCTGCGCCGCACCACTTCCTCGGCGGCGTCCCCCGGTAGCGTCCGGGTGCGGAACAGTTCGCGGTACAGGACCCAGCCGTATGAGTGATGCAGCGCCCACCACTGAACTACCAGGGGGTCGGGCCGGTACCCCCAGTCCACGGCCAGGTGCACGTCGGTGTCCTCCGGCGGCACGATGCCGTGGTGCACGTACTCCTCCTGGTCGCTCGGGTCGCCGGTCTGCACAGAGTACGCCTGCTCACGCTCGCGCAGGGCCTCGGCCCGCTCCTCCGGCACCCGCCAGCCCTGGCCCAGCACCTCGGCGGCCTCCAGGGGCTCGATGACATGGGTGGCGTCCTGGAAGTCACTGTACACCAGGCCTGTCCTCCCCACCCACTCGCCCTCCACGAAGCGGTCGAAGTCCGCGCCGGCGAACTGCCGCCGCAGGCGGTCCAGGTAGTCCGGTGGATTGAATGGATTATCCTCGGTGCTACTGCTGATACGAGTGCCCACACCGCGGTCGATGAACCGCTTGTGGAGCCAGTGGCTCGGCGTGTCCGGGTTGGTAACGCAGAATATCTGTCGGAAGGGCAGGGTGCGTACGTACTTGTTCCCCAGGTCGGAGAGCCGGAGGCGGCCCTGGAGCATTTCCCAGTCCTTTTCCGTAATCTCAATGGCCTCGTCCACGGCCACAAACCCCAGGTTCATGCCCGCGATTTTCTCCGGCATCTCCCCCGGCCGGCTGCCACTGGTGGCCAGGCCCTCGTAGTACAGTTCGCTCGGCGGGGTCCACCGCATGGCGTCGGCCGTGCACTCCGGGCACTCGTCCAGGACGCGCTCGCGGCGCTTCACCGGCACGGTCGCGCCGGTTTCCCACCCGCACGCCGCGCACCACGCCGTCGGGTAGTACGGGGACTGCACCTGTATCAGGTGCCGCTGTTTGTTCCGGCCCACCACGTGCTCGTCCGGTACCACCTCCTCCAGGAAGGTCTGGAGCGTGGTGTTCTGAATACTACTGTACGTCTTCCGAGCCAGCAGGCCGCGGTTCCCCGGGTACAGGGTGAGGTTCGTGTACATCTTCTCCCCCAGGGCCCGGGTCTTCCCACTGCCGAACGCGCCGTCCCCCATCACCTCGCGGCCGGTGCACTCCACGAACGTCTTTTGCCACGGGATGCGCGTGGCGTCGAAGGCCCACACCCGCCCACTGTCGCCCGGACTGGTGGCCATACTGTCGGTACCCCCTACTCTCCCTCGGCCTGGGCCTGGCTCTGCTCGCCCTCGGCCTGCGCGATAGCCGCCTGCATCTCGTCGGCCACGTCCTCCGGCGTGCAGCCCGGGCACCGATTCGCGGGGCCGGCCTCCGGCTCCAGGGTGAGTCGCTGGCACGAGGGGCATACCACGGCGTTCGGTGTCTCCGGCAGGGCGCTTAGGTCTTCGGCCGCCCCGTGCCGCAGGAGGTCGGCCAGGCACGACTCGCAGGCGTACCGGCGGGTGCCGTCCAGCACCTGCACCCAGTCCACGGCGGCCTCGCCGCAGCCCGTGCAGGCCGTGTCGATGGCGTCAGCCCAGTCCAGTTCCATACGAGAAGCTGGGCGGGCCAGGGCCTAAGCGGTTTCCCCTACCTGCGCATCCGCTGCTCCACCTCGTCAGCGACGTGGGTGGGCAGGTCCTGGGTTTTGTCCTCCAGGCGCCGCACTTGCTCCAGTAACTGCTCCACCGAACGCCGGTCCATCCCCTGCTCGGCCTCGTACCGCAGGAAGAACTGGTCCCACGTCTCGTCCTCGCGCTTCACCCCGTCCAGGATTGCCTTGGTGTCTGTACTCACTGTTATCGTGGTTTTCTCGGCCACACGCGCCAGTAATTGCCCATGAGTAATTATGGTTTTGCCCGGGTAATTGTGCTGGGCAATTACCTGGTACTAAGAGGGAGTAGGCGGGCCCTACCGGCCGGTAAACCGGCCCAGGTCCTGCTGGGGGCTGCCGGAGTCCGTTTCCAGGCCGTCACTGTGGCGCACATACAGCTCCGCGCTGGATTTCGGCACCCATACCTCGTCGTCCTCGCCCTGCTCCACGCACCAGGCGGCTTCTGTCTCGGCCACCAGCGTGCAGCCGTACAGGCCACGGGCCTCGCGTAAGGTGCGTAGTGGCTTCTTCTCCCGTAACCAGTCCTCCAGCCATACCACGGCCTGGTGCTCTTCCAGGGCGTCCAGCACGCGGTCCTTCCCCAAGCTCGCCAGCTGGCACCCCTCCAGGTCCCCATACGCCTGTACCTCGTATTCGGCCATGCAGACCGTCAGTAAAGGGCTCGTATAGGTGTTACTGCTCGCCATCGTTCCCGCTCCGCGGGTCCTCGTCCGTGGTGTCGGCCATCCGCGACCGCCTCTGCTTCTGCTTCTGTTTCTACTGGCGCTCACGCGCCTGTCGCTCCCGTTTGAGCCGCCACCTGTGCCAGCGGGCCCGTGCCACTGGGATGGCGCTCGCGTACAGCCACGTGCCGAGGATGGCCAGTACGAGCAGCGCGAAGCCAGCGGCGGCGAACCGCAGGCCGCTCCACCAGCCCCACCGCTCCCACGCCAGCCAGGCCACCCGGAGTCCGACCATCAGCCCGCCGGCCAGGACCAGGAGCGTGCCGACTACCGCCACGGCGTCGGCCGCGGCGGGCACCTCTCCCTCCTTGGGGTCCCCCGCCATTACTCGGCGTCCCCACTACTGCCGCCACTGTCGTCGGCGGTACCCCCGGGGTTCGCGCCGCCCTCACCGGGTTCCTCCAGGTCGATACTGGCCGCCTCCTCCATGTCGGGCGCGTCCTCCTCGGAATCGGAACGCATATCCACGCCTACCATCCGGCTGGTGTCCACCTCGGGGAACGAGGTGAGGTCCACGCCCACGAGCATCTTCTTCTCGGTGTGTTCCGTCTCCAGGTCGCCGCTGATTTCGTGCTTCTCGGGTTCCGTCTCCTGCTTCCCAATGTCCTGGAGCCAGTGGTTCCACTCCATCGCCACCTCGAACGCCTCCCGGTACTCCCCCTCGTCCCGCAGGTTCTCAATGGTTTTCTGGTACAGGGCGCGGGTGGTCATTTTCGCGCTCCGACCCAGGTGCTCCTCCACGTGTTCGCGGAGCCGGTCCATGTCCTGGCTGATCTGCCCTTTTGAGACGCCGTACCGCTCAGCCAGGCGGTTCTGCGTGACGCCGTGCGGGCTGCCGCGCTCCAGAATGAGGTTCAGTATCTCGGCCCGCCGCTCCCACCACTCATAGTCCTCCGGCGGCTTCTGCGACGGTACGTCCACGTGGTAGTAGTCCCGCTGATTACCCATTGGCTTCCACCTCGGGCGCCTGCCTCGTCTCCATGAGGCTGTCCAGGCGCTCGCGCAGTGAGTGCTCGGCCAGATGGGACAGCATCTCCACCCGCTCCTGTGTATGGTGCGCATCGCAGACGCGGCACCAGTACACGTCCTGGTCACTCATAGTACCGGGACTCCTGGTCGTGGCTCACGAAGCAGTACAGCTTCCCCAGCGGGCGACACTCCTGCGCGTAGTGCTGCCGCCAGTCTTCCGGTGTGAAGCCGAGCACCCGCTGCCCGCACTGTGGGCACTCCTCCGGCGGCCAGCCCTCGCACTGGCACTCCTCGTTCGGACAGTCACCGGGCATGGGGCTGCACCTCCACGAGTAAGAGCACCAGGACCGCCGCCGTTCCGAGCGCGACCAGCCCGGCCGGAATGCCGTATAGGAGGGCCACCCCAGTGCCCACGAGCGGCGGCCCCAGCAGGAACGCGGCCTTTGCGTGCGGCCGCGTGCGGTGCCGTTTAGCCATATGTAGTCCCATCAATCGAGTGCATTACTGGGGAACGGGGCCCTGGCAGTGTAAAGCTTCCCCGCTGCCGGGGGCTGGTACGGGTAGGTGAACAATGATGCGACGTATAGCGCGAACGCGAGGGTGTCGATGGGGATGGGCGGGCGGCCCCGGTGG